CGCGTAGCTGCTCGACCGAAAGACCACACGAGAGGCTGCCGACGATGGCTGAAACTCATCACAATAATAGGTTGTACTACTGCCTGCTTGTGAAAAAGCGCCAATCACATCACAGTATTTTTGATGCACCATACCGGTTGCGAAACCACCGGTTACACCAGAACGGACTTTACGGACTGTCCCATCGGGCATCTCAATATTTAACTTATACTGTTCCTGGGCGTTAGTATTCGGCAAAGTAACTTTATCAAGCCATTCATATTTATTACCCCACCAGTTTTCATAGCCCAAACAGTTACTGGAAGGAGTACGGGTATAGACAATTCTGCCATCGGCATCCTTTGAGATATACCAGGAGTATTCAGTCTTATGCACACCGTCAGAATCATAACTCACTGTATCCTGCATACCGATAACAGCCGTATTCCCGATAACACGGGAAATTGTACTCTGACCATAGCCACACTGATCCTGTGCATCACGACGACCATACGCAGCATAAAACAGGTTAGCTACGTCTTTGTGCATCTCCCAATCGACAAGCTGCAAGCCACGCTGTTCAGCATAGTAATGAAAATCGGATTGAGACATACTGCCAACACTTATGGAAGTATTGAAAGCTGAATAAAGGGAATTACCGATAGAAATTGCTTCACCGACACCTGTCAGACAAGGCACATGTTCCACCCAATCCGGCTCCATGTCCTCAATCTTATCGCTGTTAGATAAAACAACCAGGTCAAATTCTGCATTGTTGAAGATCGTGAAATAAAGGAAAGCGGCTCCTTCTGGAACATCTGCAATAAGATACATGCCTTCAGCAAACTTATTATTGAGACTCGGAACGGTCAAATCCTTTAGCACATTACCGGAAGCGTCAACAAAGATACTACCAATCAGACCGGTTCCTAACGTGGTCGGGAAACGGACACGTTTGTGTTTAGAAACATCCACACCACAAACACTATAATTCGTGTCAGAAGAATAGCTGTCTGTTAAGGTGGCACGACCAATCAGTATTTTAGTTTTCTCCTTATAAAGCCCGGATTCGCGAATATTGGAAAGATATACCTTATCACATACAGGTACATCGGGCATTTCGGTATTGGAACTGTAACAGGTGTACTTCTTGTTGTTAAGGTAGTCATTGATACCTTTATACCAATAATGCGGCTCATACACCCAAATATCACCCTCTGTACTATCCAATTTGGCAGGAGTAGCACCGGATATCTTCTCTGAATCGGCATAGTAATTCGAGTTCGCATCATGCAGGTGACAAATCACCATTTTGCCTTTCTTGGTCTGTTTACCTAAAGCACGGTGACGTTTAGCCAGAATCTTAGTAATATGGCCGTTGGCTACATAGCTGTTACCGTATTTATAGCCGGTCAGATTATCCAAATTACTAATATTAGCATCATCAGCAACCGTATCATCGAACTCGATCATTGTGTACTTAGGCTGAATGATAGTCAGCTCCGGGAAATGAGCAACGGCAGCCGAATATTCATCATCAGTCATGGAACGGGTTAGACGGTAAGTACCGACCAGACGACAAGAAGAAACGTTACCGCCATTTTCATCAACACCGCCCATTTCCATCAGATTACGAAGCAGTGTTCCGTCTCCTTCCATATCAATCCCGGTAACACGAAGGTATCTGACAGAAGCACACGCAGCGAGCAGTCTTTGCCAGTCAATCAGTGCACAACTATCGACAACAAGGCGATTAATATTAGCTGTACCTTCTAATGTCAGATTATCGTTAGATAACTTACTCAAGTATCGTAATTCAAGCGTCTGAAGGGTAGCAGGAAGAACAGAAATCGACAAAGGAGAACCAGGTGCAAAGGATACTCCGGTCAATGCAGATTTACCGGCACGGAAAGTCTCAAGCTTGGAATTTGAAGATAAATCCATAGAGGTAAAGTTTTCACTTTGCAGCCCGGTAAGGTTCAACTCACGAAGATTCTTACACTTGTCAACCAAAAGCGCGTTCATCGTTTTCTGTGTAGCAGTACAAGCAATGTTCAGTACTCGTAATGCAATGCAGTTACTTAGATTCAGCGTACCAACAATCGCATGGCTGACATTAGTCAGGTCAAGACCCAACATACGGGATGCACCGTAAAAGTATTGCGGGTCATTGACGATTAAATCAGTGTCAAGTGTTAACTCAACAACACTGCCAGCATCTTCGGCAAGAACACCACTTTGTTTCGGTTCGCCGGACGTGTACCCATAGCCGAAATAATAACGTTCGCTGGCGGTTATCTTAACCTTGCGCTTATCAGTAGAGAACTTATAACCAAAATAGATAGGGAATGAATCCTGTCGGTATGTACCTGCAAGATATTGGCTATCCAAAAGAGCAAAACGGTTTTGGATCGTAAATGTACGGTGAGCGTAACGGCTACCTTGAAGGGCGTACAGATAGTCATAGTATTTTGTACCCTCCGAAGTCGTGACACCCTCTGTTAAAGGCTTGATATACTTGTATTCTCCGTCCTTATTATAGATCCTCTCGCACCAGTTACCCATCAGTTGGTTATTGAAGATATCAAGTACATCCTCGGTGCTCATATTACTACGGATATTCCCGGCAACTTCCTGCAATTTCTCCGGCCAAGAGCGGACAAGTTTCCAAAGTATGGAGTCGTGACCGGCCATTGCATAGGAGCCAATAGAATCATCAAAGGTTTCCCATGTCATAGTATAGTCATACTTCAGCACGGAGTCATTACGTCCGCCTAAAATTGTATCCATGTCATAAGGAAGAATATACCAGTGAACACCGTCCCAAGTGCAGAACATCATGTTCTTTGCCCGGCTGTCAACAGCCATCAAATAGTCAGTGATTATATACCAACCGAACAAGCTGTTTACATTAAAGTAATCGGCACATTCTGCACGGAACCGGGCGGGGTCATTCTTTACCGAATTAATCCATGTCCAAAGACGGGTTACAGCGTCTTTATCCTCTTGGTCGGCATCTTCCCATGTCTTATCCGGCTTAAAACGGAATTCCAAACCGTCAGCAAAGTTTTCAGTAGTTATGTTGGAAGTACCGAACAGGCACAACGGATGAGAATTGTTCAAGAACTCAAGACAGATACATTTGTTACGGTCGCCATTCAAAGCGGCTAAATCATTGAATCCGGCAATACCTTCAAAACCGTAGACATTGTGAGAATCGCTCTTTTCGTTATTGAAATTGTACTTACCCAAATAGGTATTTACACCGGTATTATCATTATCGTAGAACAAGTCCATCGGAAAACCGTCAACACCGATACGAACGCTGCCGTCTATTTCCTGTGGGGGTGTCAGCCAGCCACATTTCTTCCATGTGTCATTGACCAGTCTCACACCACCAGTATTGTGCGTTGATGATGAGTCGGAGAAATCAGCCTTCAAACAGAAAATACCCACACGTTTGGCGCCGGGTTTGAATGAATATATCAAGTCCGGAACATCGACACCATTCACTTCCAAAGTCGTTCCGTATTTATCGAAACGTTCAAAGTAGATACGGTAGTTCTTTCGCGGATAGGTAGTAGACGATGTACCCTGTATCCGAAGTCCTGCATTACGAAGTACAAAATCATACTCCTTGCCATATGCAGAATAGAAATACACGTCAACAGGCACTTCAAACTTTTTGTTGTTCGTTGCATTAACAAGTTCGACATCACCAACAAAGCGCATGACAGATTTACCTTGTGCACGAAGCTTTTCTATATCCACATCCGAGCCGTCGTCATTCATAACATCGTTTTTCTGGAATAGAACAACCATTTCCTCTGATGTCGGACGGTCTACCATGTAGTTGGTCAGCTCTTCATCATCAGTCAGACCACGCCGGTAGATACGCAAATTGCGCAACTCGATATCGGCTGCATCGGAAGATACAGTAATATTTACCGGAGCTTCCTGCTTCATACTTTCAGTCTGTGAGTACTGTTTCACACCACAACGGATACCATTTACGTACAATTCTATCAAACGAGTACCGGACTTCTTGCCGATAACGAAAGCTATTTTCAGATTCAGATCGGAAGCAAAAAGTGTATTGACAGAACTTCCTCCGGAAGCGGTTATTTTCGCTTCCTGTGTTGTCATCTGGAATCCTATTCCACCGGACATACACGAAAGAATGACACCGTTACGATCAGTTACATTCGAACACTTCAATTCAAATTCATACGTAGCACCGTTCGATACGGCATCATTGGCAAGGGGTTGTTTAAGAATCTCTATTGTAGCTCCATTAGTTAACTGCAAAGAGTCACCAGTCCAACCATTACTATTCCAATCAAACCCGGTGAACTTGGTTGTTACCTCGCCATCAGTCCAAACTGCCGGATTTTCTTCGGTGTTACTACGACCGGCAGCCGAAAGTTTTAAATCAAGGTCTGCTTGTACTTCCTCGATATCAATAGAGGATTTTGCAACGTGGACTAAGAAATCATATTCAGTGTTGCCGCAAGAGAACCGCATTGCATACTCTCCCTGCTCGGTGAACCGGTTTGTATATACCTGAACGGTACGCGGCACACTTACTGTCTGTGTTTTGGTGCCATTGTTGTACACGGACATTTCAGCAGGGGTTTTGTTCGGATCGTAAACAACAAAATCGAATTGCAGTTTCTCATATTGACCGACTTCAAGGCGTGGTGTCAAATGATCATCCGTAAAGATGCGGCCGTCCGGAAAGCGGTGCATCATGCCGATACTGGGAGCAGAAGAACCCTCTTTGAATATATCCAAGTAGATACTTTCAGAGCGAACGGTAAGATCGGCAGAAGCTTCCATTTCAGCAACCATCTGCACGGTATGCCGACCAGGTAAAAGGTCAGGCATGGAAATACTGAAGCTGCTGTTCGTTTGTCCGGATTTAGTAATAGTCTTGGAGTCTTTCTGAACACCATCCACATACAACATGACAACTTTGTTGCCTGTTCCCGAAATGGTGAACGGAATGGATGCAGTTGCACCGGCTGCATAGCCGCCAACAGGAGAAGCAATGTTATAAGTAGAACTCAAAGATAACGTAATAACTTTGACGGACGTGTATGCCTGTTTAGTCTGCTTCTTGCCTTCCGGATCGGTAGTTGTTGCCTTTACATAGATATCCGTTGTTCCCAAAAGCAAATACTTACTCAAATCAAGGGTATATGTACCCTTAGATACATCGTTAATAGTCTCTGTGTACACAGTTTGAGCACCTCGAAGCATCTGTATGGTAAGCGTAGCTTTCTGCCCAGTAGATTCGCCCTTGTCATCTCCGGAACTATATTGGTGATCGTAGAAATAGGTAAGATGAGAAGAACCACCCTCTTTGATAATGCTGTTATCTACCGAAGCATTGAGGACAATCTTTGTTGCAGTACCGGTTTCTCCGCCACCACCTGTACCGCCTTGAAATTCCGTACTGGCTATTTCTGCGCCGGACTTGTTTTTCAAACTTAGCTTAACAGTATTATTATCCTCGTCAACCTCGGATTCGAGTGTGAAAACGGTATTGGCTTCAATCTCATTAAATTTAGCAGTTACAGGAGCGTTCTGAATGGCATTTGTTGAGTTGGCATCCAAACTTTCATCTGTTTGAGGAATTTCGACATTGAAAGATACACCGCCACTTTCATCCGGAGTATGCTTTTCACCGTTGAAAGTAATTTCTTTCACAGCTCCTGCACCACCGTATTCATTCCAAGCAGCCGACTGATCAAAAGCTGTTATGTCGTTTGATTCAAAACGATAATCTTTCCATTTCCCGGCAGACTCCTCGAAAGTAATAATCATGCCGGGCTTCTCTTCATCCTTGACTTTAGCTCCAGAAACGGCTGTTACTGCTGTTTCTTTTGTATAGAAGCCAGTATTTAAAGGATGAAGTTTAGTTACGTTATAAAAGCCACTACCTGAACCGGAGCCACCGGAGATTTCTTCCCACTCACTCCACTTCTCACCTGTCATCTTACGTTGTTTCAACACACCACCGGTATAATACGTAGATAGGAAGATTTGGGTAATGGCATCATCCTCACCGTACCGGGATACAACTAAAATATCACTTGAATAAGTGTCTGCATCAGCCACAATATAATAGCCGGAGTTAACAACAGAATCAATATCAGTATAAAGGACTGTATTGAAAAAATGAAGCATATCTATATTTGACAGATTCTTGTAGAAATCCTCTTCAGTACCCTTATACCCTTTGCCTTTTGCATCTTCATAGGTATTAACCTCATTCCATGAGTCCGGTACATAATCACTGCCGACATATACATAAGTATGATATTTACCTACTTTATCTAAGAATGAACATTTGATACCAATGTTCCTTAGCTCAATAGGAACGAGGTATATAGCCTTATCTAATGTGAATCTGTTTGTATTATCACTCGGATCGACATGATATAAAGATACATTATAGTCAGTAACGCTCGTTATTCTCCAACTACCCCACTCTCCGTTTTTTCGCTGTCTCTGATATACGAACCCACACTCATAGCGTATTTGTTCATAAATGTTCTCATCAAGTATCGTAGTAGCCAAAAGACCTTTTATATCCTTGAATTCATTTCGTTCATCTTCATTATACCGATAAGTAAACAAGCCGGCAGTACCAAATACCTCGTCTAAATCTCTTAGATCGTTCAAGAAATCCAAGTCAACAACAATACTACCACAAACATTTATGGCAGCAAATAGTTTTTTCAATTCTCCCCAAACAGAGCCATCATCACTTTTAGACGTCTCTTTTGTTCCAAGAGCTTCCTGTAATTTTGCTTCGGTTGACATCCATTTCCCCCAAGTTGTGTTACCACTGGAGACAACACCACTCCGGGACAAAGTAATAACCGGTCCTACGGTTACTTCAGTAGCCGTACTGTCATTCATTGCATCAAGTTGGATGCACGACGTAAACGATTGATAAACATTATTGAGTCCCAATCGCTCTACTTGAATGTTAAGAGGAATACTGGTAGAACCAGGCACGAACACACAACGGTAATTTCCAATAGAGGAATTACCCTCATATAAAGAATTGAGTTTTGATTTTAAGTTAGCAAGGGAATCAATCGTACCTAAACTTTTAAAAGGATCAGTAAGAGAGTCTGATTTAGCTGAAATACCACATATTCGTTTCAACAACTCGGTATCTCCTTCAGTAATATTCTTCTCTGCTTCCGTAATACGATTCTTAAAATCCTCCAAGTCTTTATTAATATAAGCGGATATAGCATCAGTCAGATCCTGAACTAATATTTTCCGCCCACCACTAATTTCGACATACATATCGTCAGACAAAGCTTTCACAGCGGTAAGTTGCTCTATAGTGAAACTATTTGTCTTTAACGCTTGCAGCACAAGGCTGACAATTTGCAGTTTCTCCGTTTCTGTCATAATTATTCTTTTAATGAATTATCTAATCATTATCGTAGACCCATGTTAGTTCAATGGTCATACCAACATTGTCTATATCACATTCATATACATTATCAAGATAAAGCTGAAATTCTTGCCAAGTATTTATATCTTTTGAAGATATCCCTTTCAGTATGCAAATTCCATCCCTACTGATTACATAACCTTCAATGAGATTACTATATGAACCATTAGTGTATAAAATGGCACGTAAATTTATCGAGCCGTTATCCAAATTATCTTTCAAGCTATCAAGCCCTGTCACAACCAGTTTACCATACCCCTTTCTGTTAATATACTTGTTGTCTATATCAGAAGTTTTTATTGTGATTAAATCCCAATACGATTGTTCATCACCGCCCGAATGATGAATACTGTTCACTGTGATCATCGTATCACTGTTGATAGAAGTGCCAGTATTTGGAGTAGCATTAGACATATTGATATAAGTCCCAATTTCTGCTACAGGTTTTTCTGTACCAAATTTGATACTACGCATATCCCCAGTATCCGTTTTTCTGTAATTATCACCTTGTACACGTCTCATCGCAACCTGATTATTCCATTCCAAAACAGGATCAAGCGATTTTATCTGCTGTAACTGCTGATTGAAGACAAAGCTTTTCAATCCCTCGATTTCTTGATTCAATTCAGGAACACCACCGTCTTTTCTTGCATAACGTACACCATCAAAATAGATATAGTTACAGCATAGAATACGATTGAGAAAGTCAGCAAACCACACTGGGCAACCAATAGAATTACCTAAAGTAAATATCTTCTGTGTAGCTTCACGGCTATACAATTCTACGATATCACCATCAGCAGTGGTAAACTGTTCGTTATCTACTGTGAATGACCAGTTATTATCTTTGAATCCGCCGGGGGCACGGAAATCGAAGAAATATTGCATACCATCAATCCAAAAGATACAATCCGTCCGTTGCCGGTTATCTTTCATTGAATACTGTATTACAGTAGTCTCACTAAGTTCGGCACTATCATTCGTAACTTTGAAAATCTCACTCCAGGAATCACCAACTAACACATCGTAGTAACCGCTATTCAGTCCTGTAATAATGTGAAAGTAGATTATCTGATTATTATTCATATTCCATGTGTGCCACTCAATAGAATCCTGACGCTCATTAATCAAATCTCGTACAACCAAAGCAGGCACTGCATCTGATTTGTCACCTATCAACTCAATGAATATGATATCAGAGCTTGCGAATTTCTGAATGTATTTACTCTTCGCACCGAACCGGTCCGTAGTAGGGTTAAAAAACAAAGGGGTAAAAGGACTTATTTTCAACATAATATTTTAAGCTTTAGAGATAGATTTCACTATAAGTTCATATTTAAGCCCGTCAAACCGTTCTATTTGTCCGTCTGCTTCACTTAAAAATCCCTTATACAAATACTCATCTTTAACAAGAGTAATTATACCATCCACAGGAGAAGGAATAACTTCATCATAGGTATTAAATCCAACTTTACCACAAGTGGCCAACTTTTCAGATATCACAAAATTATCTTTTAACGCAATGTTGTTAATCACAACATCACTGTTGCCATCAGAAGAAGTAAATTCAAGCTTATCAGCGCTAATACCAATATACTTGCTGTTTGCAAGCAACATAGCACGCTGGTTATACATCACATTAAACATTTTATCCGGATTCAACACGCCGCTGATATTCCATCCGGTTCTAATGAGTTTATAGCACATCACCCCAGACGTTAATATAGAATCAGCAGCTCCAACAAAAAACACGTCATTATCACTTTCATTATCAGTAGTATTCTTACCTCTCTTTTGTGCTAAGAACTCAATACCATAGGCATCTGCACGATAAGGACTAATAAGCTCCAGTTTATTATCAGTAATATCTACGTCAGTCATGTATTCTGTCGTAAACCGGAATTCATCACGTCCGTTAATTGAATCATAATCCTGTTTGTCATAGCCGACACGAACAGACGAATAAATCAGCTTCTCATCAACAGAATAAGTAAATTCAGTATAGTCGACTTCAAATTCTTTGATTATACTTGTGGAAAACAGTGTATCTCTGTGAACGAACTGAACAATATTTCCATCAATTACAGGAACAAAGCCGAACACAGATTCCATCCAGTCAACAAACTTTGTATAGGAAGTATATAACTTCGCATCTGGTATGCCACGAATACTTTCAGCAGCTACTATAACACAATTATCAAGTCTGGAATCATAATTGCTTGCAATCTTACCGGTAATGCCTTCTTTTCCTCCATTGATACTTTTAAGCAAACAATTCAAGACCCTTGTAGGTGTTATTGCATCAATGTAGATAGGATCACTGATAGAATTATAAGTTACCTTAAACTCTTTAATCTTCTTAATGTTGATTTTTGCATAAGTAGTATGAGAAGCTTTCAAACTGATAGAAAAATACACCATCTTTCTTTGACCATAAGAATCAAATGAAGCCTTACTCACGCTAATACTCAATATTATTGTTTTAGTTTCTCCTTTACTGATGTTCACTGCTTGAGTATTCCCACAAGAGGAAAGAGTGAATGTTGCATATTCAGCATCCCCGCTATTCTCATATTCAACATCCATTTCCACATAAGCCTTAATGCCCGATGCCGGGACACCGAGCAGATCAGCAACTACGCCTTTTTCTCCTTTGTCATATTCAAGGTAGCCTCCTTTGGATATCTCATTACTATAACTGGAAACATAGATATCTGCAAGTTCAATGGGGTTTACGGTATATGTATCACCAATAGAGAAGTTTAGTATATTTTGCATATCTAACCTATCATAATATAGCTGATGCACTGCCTTTATTTCATCTACAAGATACTCGTATTGTGTTCCCTTGTTAGCCTTAATAAGAGTAGCAGTACTATTATCAACCGTATTCATTGATATCGTATAGCCCGAATTATCGAAGGTACCGAAATCCAGTTTACTATTGATAACAATATCATAGGTGTGCTGATTATTGATTTCGTAAATTGCGATCCGAGCGTCTGCAAACAGATATTTTTCTACCCATTCATCGAGAAGCAACTCATAAGCTTCTCCTACAAACTCAAACTTAGATGTGAATGTTCTAATAACTCCACCGAATCCATCACGTTTGAGTGTACGCTTTATCTCATCCCAATTCCGGATACAGGATTTAGGAAGTTCATACGTGGTACCAGCTACTGTCAGAACATATTTGCAAAGCATTTTTATAGGGTTAAAACGTTCACGGGCAAATATAAAGAAAAAGCCAACCGGTTTCCCGATTGGCTAAATTCTTGAAAATCACGCTTTGCAAAAACGAGTTATAACTATTTGTCTTTCAACACTATTTCTATACCAAGAAACAAAAATGACTTTTCGACATTCGCCAAGCTAATTTTTCCATTACCTTTTAAAAAGGCATTGAGAGAGCTTCGGTTTATGTCCAAATGTCTGGCTAATTCAGCCTGCTTCATTCCTCTATTCTTGAGAGCTTCAAGTATTGCTTCACGTATCATAAATAGTATTTTGAGACAAATATATGATTCTTGAACGACAATTCTCCCCAAAGTGGAGCAAATATGTCTAACCTCTTTCAGATTTTTGTTTCCAAAGGCACATTCTCAAAGGGTTCGCACCAAAAACAAAGCCATGCGCATTTATATCTTCATTAAGAATTAAGTTTTTCGATTATTAAAATCGTAAAGCTCATGCCCTAAATCACGGAGAATATTTACAACATCCTGTTGAAACACATTTTTCCAACTACTTACTGCATAAATTTTTGCCATAATATTATATTTTTTAATTAAATACTTTTATATTTGCCCCATGTGGCTAAATGGTACGTATTTACGTTAAGGTTCAAATCCTTGCTACATTTAATTATTGCAAATTAAAAACATATAATTATGAAAAAGACTTTGACAAGAATTTGTCGGTCTATATCAGAATATATATCAATTTTTTTCAGAAACTCTCAGAATAAAAGACCGGCAATAATTAAAGATAAATTAGGTCTCAAACTCAACCTTGGTTTATTTCAATGTGAGTGGAGTAGAGAATGGAAGTATAGTTTAAGTGGAAAAAACAACACTTTATGTGGAGATGCAGGTTCGAAACCTGCTCTCCATTCTTTTTATCCACATCTATCTTTTTCGCATATCTGAATTAATTATGAGTGTTACTGGCGAACTTGACATAAAGACTGATTAAGCATATAGTTTAACTCTAATCAAAAGAAGTATAATAACGAGGAAACATTTTATAAAAATTCTGTTGTCCCAAGAAAAGACCAAATTCCGATAAACTGTAATGTTCCGTTCTATTTAGGAAATTCACGGATTCAAACATAGCGTGAACTCTATTATCTAATGATTTATTGTAATTTCTTAAATCTTCTACTGTACTACAATTGTTGACGTATAAATCATACATATTTTTCCTGTATTTTTTCGATATTTTATTAACATCCAAACGAAGAATAAATTCATTTCGTGTATTTATTCTTACATTACCAGGTTGTATTTCACTGGTACATATTAAATTATGCTCTTCCAACTCTTTTTTTAAAGCTGAATCTATATCAGATATTTTAAATCCTTTGTTAAAAATACCTCCAAAGCAAATTAATATTTCTTCTTCTACTAATGAAGAAGAACTTTCTGCATACGTAATACAGCCGGTATGTTTTAACAGTGCAAGAAAATAGACATCGTTTACATTGAAAAGAGAAGCTTCCTTAGGATAAAGTGGATAATTCTTAGCCAACATAGTTATACATTCGTCATATTCTGCTATACAAGTAAAAGTTACCAGACCACTATATATAAAAAATAAGGACGTCAGGAATTGTAAATGTTGTATTCTTATTTTAGGAGTTATTCTTATAGCATCATCAATAAGAATTTGGGTAAAAGTATGCTCGGAAACTTTAATTCTAGCAATAAGCAAATCTATTAATCTTTGCTTTAAATCAGAATCTCCACTTTTTGCATATTCTTTATAAACAGTATTTAAAATCAATTGGATAGCGGGTTCATTAAATCTTTTGAACGATTCAGGGCTATCATGTTGTATTCTAAGTAATGATTCATCGACGATTTCTTGAACACGCTTTTCAAATATATTTTGGGCTTCCCCATATAATATGGAAAATTCATTTCTAACAGTAGCAAGGGCTATCTCTTTGGCCTGGCTTTCTGTAATTCCTGAATAATAATCACCATTCACTTGAATAACAGTAGTATTTGTATTATTATTTGCATTTTGCTTAGTGTCTTTCATAATGCCCTCCTACCTGTGTAATTTTAGATTGTTTATTAGAATTAGCTTCCTGATGTATTGTTGTTTTTTTCTTTCTCGACAATACTTTCTTTATTATAAATCCCAAAAGACTTACGCCTATTCCAGAAAAAGCCACCCAGCATTATTTCTGCAAAATGAAAAAATAATAGTTATCAAATCTTGAGCTTCCATTTTTATTTATGTTTAATCAATACATAATAAGTTCCAACTAGAGAAAACGTTCAAATATATCACTTTAATTTTATTGAACAAAATAAAAATAAAGTGGTATATTGGACTGTTTTTTAATTTTTCTCCAAAACTCGCCTTCCTCCGGCTGTTACATAAAAAGTATCAAAATCGAGTTTCTCAACTTCTTCTTGTAATGAAAGCCGGAGAAACGCCTAATACATATTTATCTGCTGTTTTGCCACATTCCTGTTACTTTCTTATTTATTATGTATTCCTTAATACGTACATCCATCTCCTTTACCACTTCCTGTAAGATGCTAATACATTCATCAACTGGATATTCGGCTAACAGATCGTCGATATTTTGAATGATATCATTAGCTGCAATACTATTACTCATTTATTCTGTTATTAGGTATTTCCAAAATGGAAAACTCTGATTTATTTCAAAAATTAAGATTCTCTAAAGCTTCAGTGAGTTCCTCTTCAGTAATGCTCTCACAGATGTTTGAATCATTAATGTAAACATTATATCCAGTCTCATTGCGAGACACTTCCAATACACGAACTTCACCAGTTGGTGATTCCACTCTATAAATTGTTCTCATATTTTCTGAAATTAAAGGGTTAGAACATACTGCCATCACACACAATAGCGTCACCGGCTATATAATCATCGGGAAAAATTGCACTATTCATTAGTGCAATCCGGGTAGCCTCAACATTCAACTCAAAGTGGAATTTACCCTCCTCATTCATTATCATTATTTTATTAGGGCAAATATCAATGACTTGAACATAGCCATTTACAAAACTCTGCGCTTCTTTTAGGGTAAAGCAGTTCCCATTCACCGGAGAAATCTCAACTGTTTCTCCGGTAACTTTCAACAAAGTGGCTTTCATATGCTTACCCTTCTGTGGTTAGTGTCAGGCAGATACTTTCAAGCATATCTCCCTTTTGCTTCTCAAGTTCAATACGGCTTGTTAGCTGCTGTAATTGTTGAGAAAGCATTTTTATATTCCCCATATTGCTCACTTGATTAGTATGAGTGTTAAGGCTGTTATGTGTATCACCTATGAGCTGATTAGCTTGTGCTATGAGGGTAGCAAGCTCTTGCCTGCTATCCTCTTTTCTCTTTGAGTAGTATTCTAATGGAGTCATATCAATACACGGTTACAAGGTTCTCAATTTTGAAGCTTCTAAACTCCTGCTTATCAACATCGAAGTAAGAGAAAGTTTTATAAGAAGGCTTTGTCATACGTTTACCCTTGTTTGTTGCACCTGCAGGAACATTTTTAAGAGTGCCGATAGCGTAGCGAATACTGCCATTCACTTTCTCATAGGCGAATTTAACTTCACCGCTTCTCATTCTTTTAGCAAGCCTGTAAAGCTCCCACGCTTTTAGCAGACAATATTTCCAACTCTTTTTTGTTGTTGAAAGAAGATGATGAGCATACTTCATCACTCTGGCTCTAAAATTAGACTTTGTTTCCATAATTCACTTTTTTTGGTTTGACTTTTATGTTATTTGGTATTGCAAATATAGCCATTTGTTAGGTAATAGCCTAACAAAATGGATGTTTTTTTTCTTCAACAGCCTTTTTCAAACCATTTTTAACGAATTAATAATCAAGTTCTTGATATAACATCTTCCGACCAAATGAAATGCGGCTTCGGACTGTTCCAGTCGGGACATTCAACAGTTCACTTATTTCGTCATAGGAATATCCCTGGGCACAATATATTAAGCTATCCATACAACATGATTTTTGAGCACACCGGCGAATGGCAGACAAAACATCATTAAACATTGCCAAATTAGAAGCATAATCAGAAGAAGCATTTTCAACTGCTGAATCATATCCAATAAAATGTATGAGAGAGTTTCTATTGTACTGCGTAATATAAGTATTCTGCATGACAGCAAGGCACCACGGTTTCAAAGGTTTTGATACATCGAACTTATCACGATTTATAAGCATTTTGTACACCGTGTCACCGGCTAAATCTTCTGCATCCTGCATAGATCGGCAGAATCTTTTCGCTACACGTAATATCCAGGGATATATTTCTGATACTTCCTTTTCAAAGTCCATTGTCAGCCCTCCTTATTAGGTGTATCTTAGGTTCACCATTAATGCACCTTTCCACATATTCCCGATGCATTATGCTTTGTTCGTGCATTTCTTTAGCAGAACGCTCAATAGAACTAATGATAGTGCCTATGTCAGGGGGTAACGAGGCAATCATTTCTTTTACTGCGGATACTTCAAATGTTATCCGATCACACTTCGTTTCCAAGGTACGAAGTTCTGACAATAAAACATTGCATAAACGCTTATTTATGCAGTTTGCGTTGTTCTTTCTATTCATAAAAAAGGTCGTTTGTGATTCCTAAAAAGGAGTTACTAACGACCTTCGAAAAAATTCGATTGTAATTGAGATTTAATTAATTCTATATCAACATGAAATATAACATTTACGTCCTTTTTTTCTTCATGCTTATCTCTACATCTGCCTGATGGACGATGTTTGCATAAACAGCAGCATTTATATTACGGACATCAATATTCATTTTAAAAAAAGTCATAAGAAAAGCTATTTCAGCATCAAAAGAAGAACGTATTTGCTCTGGAGTAGCCTTTTCTTTCTTCTCGTCAGAGCGCATATCATCGCTTCTCTTTTGTTCAAATAAAGCAGATCGCAACAATTCTTCAACTTTAGACTTAACTTGTTCATCAGACATGGATTTCGTATCATATGATAACAATGCTAAAGTTTCCCGAACATCTTCATAAGCATCAATAGCAATCAGAGAAATACAAATCTTAAAAAGCAAAACACGTGATCTCTCTTTTATCATATCCTCACGATCAACTAATACAGATTTCAATCCAGACGGATTAGTTATTTTCTTGTATTCTATTATCAAATCGGATGCACGTTTCTTTAAGTCCATCTCATTAATTTCCTCATGTGGTAAAAGCAACACAGAGCAATCACCACATGAAAGTTCTATAAAATCGTATAGAGACAATTGATTCAGTCTTTCAATCATAACCGGGAAAGCATATAATATTTATAATCACGGGCACAAGCATCTTTGTGTTGTTGCTTACCAATACTATGTAATTCATGACGCAAGCCCTTTATCTCGTATCTCAAATCACTATAATCGTTAAAGATTATAGGTTGTCCAGTACTATCTACTCCTACAAAGGTGGGAGAAAGAGAGGGAGAATCCCATTCCGGAACACCCCAATCAGGTAAATCAATAGAACTTACGTCCGGAAATACTTGTGCACCTTTAGGAAGATCTACAAGTGTAGGAGTATCGGGTGTCACCCATGCTTTACCAGCATACATGACAACCTCATGTTTACCAGCATCACCCACCAATGCTTTACCGCCCGGATGAGTACCGTCTTTCGTTCCTTCAGCATAAGAAGGAATCGGAGTTGCAAGAATAGTTGCAACTTGGATGGCCCCCAATGCACCAATCAAAATTGATAATGGAATATTGGGTAATGCTTCAGTAATAGCAAGTGCAGTCGCTATTCCAGCCTGGGCAATACTCGTTGCTTTCTCCCATACAGCTTGTTTATGGGCAATCTCTTGCTTTTTCTTTTCAAGTTCCTCATTCTTAGCTTCAGTAGCAGCTTTTGCAGAACGTTTGCGGGCTTCGGCTTCCTCTTCCGATATGGCACCTTGTTCAGCCTGCTTCTCATAACGTTCTACATCTTTCTCATACTTCTCATCATTTGCATCCTGTTCTTCCTCTATTCGGTCAATCTGGCCGTCATAAACAGCACTGACAAGGTTGCCGATTGCACCAATAGCTTGAGATGCAGTCTGCAACCATTTTTTGAGATTCTTTTGACGTTCTTTCTGCGCCCTTTCATCTGCTTTGGTAACGCTATTGATAGCGGCAATCTCTGCTTCGGCTTCCTCTTCGGCAAGATCAGCCTTTAGTTTTTGCAACTGTTCGGCAATCTTAGCCCTATCATCTGCACTAAGGTTATCTGCTTGAAGCTCCAATTCTAAGGCATCAATAGCGGCTTCGGTAGTCTTTCGAGCATAATCAAGCCGTAACCGGTATTCCTCTGCTGCATATTCCTGCTGTGTAATTTGTTTAGAAGCTAATTTCTTTTTCAGCGCAAGCATATCCATGATGTGCTCTTCATCACGAATCTTTTGCTCATGAGCTGCATTTTCAGCGATCAATGAAATTTGATCGGAAGCATACTTCTCATACAATTCCTTTTTCTTCTTTGCATACTTTTCAGCAATGAGGAACACATCTTCACCAGTTTTCTCTGCTGCATCAATTTCACTCTCACGTTGAAGTTCCAACTGTTGAAGTTTTAAATCCAATTCCTCTTTAGAACCTTTTCTAACAACAGTAAGGGCATTTTCAATATCCTTCTTTTCACGATCTGAATTATACTTGATGGAATATTCATCAAGAGCACGCTGCATCTCTTTAGCAAGATTCTTCCGAGTTGCAATCTCTTCCCTACTATATCCTTTAACAGCAGCTATCTTCTTAGAATACTCAATACCAATACGGGCAAGTTCTTTCTCTAATCCCTCATCCATAAGGGAAAGTTCTGATTCTTGATAAGCCTGCTGGATTTTCAATTTCTCCTGTGCAGCTTTCTCTAATTCTCGTTTTTCCTTATCAGTAAGAGGTTTCTTGAAAGTACTTTCTGCATTTTCATTCTTTGGATTAAATTTTTCCGCAATTTTATCAAGTCCAGCATTAAATTCATCACTCGAATATATCCTAAAGAAATTTTTAGAAAACTCTAATTGCGCCCTATCAGCTTTTTGAGCTTCTTTTGTATATACTCCAAACATCTTAGCACCTGCATTTTTAAACCATGACATATTTTCAAATTCTGATGTAGAGTACAGGGCACCAGTTTTCATTCTTTCTAAAGCCTTACGTTCTTGAGCTGTCACTTCAATTCGTTTATTCTTCATTTGAATAACAGCCTTGGTATATGCTTCTTCCTCTGAATCACCTGCATCAAGAAGTCTCTTATACTCACTTTGAAACTCTTTTTCAGCTTCCAATATTTTATTATTTGCATCCTTTTGTGCAAGTCCTCTAAAGTTTGTTTCTATTTGAGTTATTTTATCTTCGGGAGATTTTAAATCATTAGCTATGCTTCTAATCTTATCAGCCATCCAATTAAGAAACTCTTTTGCAGGACCTGTTGATTCAGAAAATGAGAGCATGAATGCTTCCCATGCAGACGAAAGATTAGCCAAAGCTCCCTGAACATTATCTCCCATTGTGTGTGCCATATTTGCAAGCTCTCCATCTACACCAGTTATTTGATCACGTAACGGAACAATCTTATCAGCGGCAGTAAGGAAAGCGTTGAAAGCTGCTACACTCCGTTTATCCGTCATTTCAAGAGTAGTATTCAAATCTACTCCCTGCTCTTTCAACTTCTGTAAACCAATAACCAATTCAGGCAATGTCTTTACAGGACCTCCCAGTGATTTTGCAAGTACACCATTAGTATCAGCTAAATTTAATAGAATATTACGTGTAGCGGTAGCAGACATAGAAGCATCAAAGCCAGAATCTGCAAGCTTTCCGACTAATGCCAAAGTATCTTCTATGGTAAAATTGAAAGCCTTAGCAACCGGGCCTACGATAGGTAATGCAGTAGCAAGATATGAAAAAGATAAAGCACTTTTCGAGGTTGCAACTGCCATAGCAGAAACATAGCGTTCAGTTTCTTTAGTATCTGCATTAAACATTCTCAAAGCTGCACCTGATAAAGCTGCAGCATCTGATAATTCAGCACCAGTCGCTTGAGCAAATTTGAGTACAGCTTCTGTTGATTCTAAAATTTCTTTTCTTGTAAATCCTAATTTTGCTAACTCTATTTGTAATTCAGTAGCTTCCGAAGCAGTATATTTAGTAGTAGCTCCCAAACGTTGAGCATCAGAAGTTAATTCTTTTATTTTATTTGAAGTAGTACCTAATATAGCTGCAAGACGGCTATTGGCATATTCAAACTTAACGATATCCCCAACCCCTTCACGTAATTTGGTGAATAAAGCAACAACACCTGTAACAACAGCTTGTGCACCAATATATCCAGCAGCTATGCCTTTTAACCCCATGCCGACTTGGCTCAAGCCTTTACCCATGTGCTGTTGAAGCATCAAACCGGAATTTCGAGCAATAATACCCATGTTTTTCATAGATCTATTGCCATTCTCTAATTCAATGATAGCAGCTTTGATTTCTTCCCGATATGCACCTACTGTCATCTTCTGTTGTGTATATCGGTCGGAGTTACGTTTCACATAATCGGTATTAATACCTATTGTGGAGTTAAGGCGTGCAAGAGTCCGGATATAGTTCTCATCAGTATCTTTCAATACATCTACAGCCTTTTGAAGCTGTTTATTCATTTCTTTTGCTTGCGCCTTACTATGTACTTCCTGATTAGTGAGAGTGATAGCTGTCCGGATGAGCTTTAACCGTTCTTCCTCGGTCAATACAGTTTTCTTGCGAGTACTATTGCCTGCGTTTTGAGCTTTGGTTAAATTAGCCTCTGCTTTAGCACTTTTTTCTAAAGAAGCAGCATTATCAGCGCTTGCCTTAGTAAGCTTCTTGATTTCAGCCGTGGAAAGCTTTTCTGCATTCAGTTTTTCCTCTATACGTTTTGTCACAGTCTGGGATATTTCCGACTGTTTTCTAAGAGCTTCGGTCAATTCATTAGAAGCGGAACTCGCATTTTTTGATTGAGTAGTATATATAGAGCCTAACTTTTCAAGATCGGCAATTCCATCCACATTTATCTTTAACCCTTTTGCAAGATCTTTAGCTGCATTGGCATACGTTGCCCTTACACGCTCAATAGTGTTGTCCAGTTCAACTAATGTTTGAATCTCACCATCCTTAACAAGTCCTTCTATTACTAATTCTGCCATAATAACGATTTATAGGTAATGTCTATATTCGATAATCTTTCCTTTAATCTCATTTTCAGCCTTATCAAAAGCATAGGTACCATCCTCCTTTTGATAGACGACATACATACAGCCGTCCAAGATGGCCGCTTTCTTTGCAAGTTCACTGATACGATCCAGTTCACTTTGTATTTTCTTTATTTCACATCCACAAGCCATAGCCTACCGATACCCACATTCAGAAAAGAAACGCTCTAACCATGGACGGAGATACATGATATTGAAATACTCCTTTGCAGTATCTCCAACGCCAAGAACCTGTTCACCATACTTTCTTTCAATAGATGGCCCCTCTTTAAAACCTTTTGTTTCAAAACGTAATCCGGAATCTATCTTCTGCGCAAAAATGCTATCATAAAAAGTACCGATAATAAAAAGGTTAGGTACCTCGACCGGACGCGGTGGCAAATAGAGCATCTCACCTCTAAGAGGTGGAGTTATCTTCTCTTTCCAAGACTTATACCGTTCTGCTTGATTTTGCCAGGGACCGGGTTCATTGAAATAAGTGTCGTTGTCATAAGTAGGATTCAATAAATGTTCGGTACCATCCAAACCACTATATAGCTGTTCCTGTATGCAGTCAATAAGCACATTCTTATTTTCCTCCATACATTTGACACACTCTTCTTTAAACCCGGAAGCAATGGAATGAATCACGTCATAAACCTTATCGAAATCTGCCATATAATGAATAATAAAACGGGCCGGGCTGCATTTTACACCCCAGCCCGTTGGTTATTTAGTCATGGTATCATACACATCAGAAAGCTTCTTTCTACGCTTATCTTCTTTCAAGTTCAGCCATACTACATTGATATGAGCCTCAATAAATTCTTCCTTCGTCATATCCTTAACAACGGAATCAACGAACGTTACGCCATCTGTTTTCATGCTACTTGCTCAATACCTTTAATTCCCTTTTCAAACAACACAGAAGGAGCTTTCAAAGATGGAACAACCCCAGCCTTTGGAACAATGGTTATTACACCATCAGCATAAGAAGCAGAAGTTGTATTATTCATAACCTCGGCAGCACTATCAGCGATGAGGCTTCCGAATTCTTCTGTACGATCGTAGCCACCAATCTTCTCGATAATCTTGTAGGCATTTTCCGCTTCTGTCTTTTCAAGAACGACATCAACCAAGCCCATCAAGAAATTTTTAGGATTGAAATCTAACTGCACATAATCAAAATTCAACAGGCTTTCTTCTGCATCCTCATGAGCAAAACTTACAGTCATAGTTGATTTTGCACCACTTGTCGGGAAACGGGTTACAGTCGGATAAACTGAAGACATTGAAATGCCAGCCAACACATCTGTACCATCATTAAAGCCAATCAATGTGTTATCTTGATTCCAAAAATATACGTCCCACCCCTTGTTAGCACACTTCAAAAGTTGAGCATTCAAAACTTCGTCGAAACTCTTCAAAGTAAAGGTATCTGTAAGAGCATTAAGCCCATTGTACTCACTTGCACCATAACCAGTCGCATTTACCTGTGGATCACCTCCATTCGAAGCATATTCCAAGAATGGGAAAATAGGATAAATACGATCCGGGCGGTCAGCATGGCATAATTCAAGTAACTTCTCACTTGTAAGATCGGCAGGAAGTTTCACGCCATGTTCTGCCATTATAGCACCTTTGACTTTCTTCCAGTCGATTTTACATGCGGAACTACCTGTATTCATCCGGCCACCTTTACATGTTCTAATCTTTCTCATTTTCTTCTACAATTAAGATTATTAATTTTTATTTCCATTGAGCGTATGTTTATGGCATCTATGGGCTCGCTCACAGCCTTACCGGAATCTGTATAGGCTCCGTATCTACCATACGAATAATTCTCTGAATAACTATGTTTCACTTTCTCGTCACAGTCGCAGTCGAACCGGGAATCTTCATATAATACTTCCAACAAACGTTTATAGATTGGACGGAGAATATTCTTGAAAGATGTAGTTCTACGTTCCTCATTACTCCACTCCTTACAGGATGAACAAACTATAATCAACGAAACCTTTGCCTTAGAAAAATAATTTGGATCACTTCTATCTTCATAAATTGGAGTAAAGAGTGCAACCAACGGGAACTTTTTTTCAGACTGACCAGGAGATTTACTGTATTCATCTAATATGTCCTTGATATATTGACTGCTACCAAAGATGTAATTCAATCTTGGTGACTTTACAATTTTTGCCCCACCTTTCCCATTGGGATAGAGAATTTCAAGACCTTCAGGAAGTTTTTTAACCACTTCTTCAAACAGCTCTGTTATATCTAAGTACATCATAAATTGAAAGTATTAATTGGAGTTAATAGATTCTTTTGAATCTTCAAACCAGTAAAAGGACAATCATCAGACATAGCCCATTCTACAAAGAGCCGATTCTTCTTCACCATGCTGTTCCAGACACTAACCTGTCTCTTGATCGGAGATATATACTCGTTAGCACATTTCAATCTTACAAGGCCGGTGATAGTAGCCTGTGTATTCATGTCGCGTAAAATGTGAAAGAACACATAATCGGCGAACGGTTCACTTAGCTTTTCACATAAAAGTGCATATCCGGATTGAGATTCATCTTCTTCCGAGATATCAACCTCATCTGAAGAATCCTCTTTTTCCTGTTCTATGATCTCCAAGTAATCAGTTATAGCTTGTGAAAGGCTAAAACCGACAGTAGAATGAAGAAATTCGGACTGAAATGCCTTGATATACCCGTTTATCACTTCATTTACAGCAAGAGAATTGGGTGAAGGCATTTCAGCAACCGAAGCGTTTTCTATGTGCCTGGGACCTGACGTAAAATATGAAACATCAATCAGCATAGCGATAGTTATTTAGCAGCCTTACCCTTTCCGGTCTTCTTTTCATCTTCCCCGGAAACGGCTTTATCATCAACAATTGCTACTTCCTTAGCATCTCCAACAGGCAATTCTTTCGAGTCGGCATCCGGAAGATTCTTGTTATCAGAAGGAACCAAGGCTTCAAGTTCTGCAATACGAGCTTTCATTGTATCACGTTCATCTGTCAGTTCAACAATAGCTTTATCTTTCTCCGTAATGGATTCAGTAAGTTCACCGATTTTCGCATCCTTCTCTGTGAGCATACATTCCAATGTCTTTCGAGCATCTTCTTCTGTAACAAGACCACACTCGGAAATAGGGGTGAATGAAACCACCCCTCTACCAATCCGAATGCGTTGCTCTTTAAGCACATTGGCTACATCCTTATCATTACCTCTAAGTATGTAATCCATAATATTACTTTTTAGTGATTGCTTCTTTCAGTTCAGCCAAATCTCCATAAGCAAATGCCCAAGGATTGTAAACAGGGAAAATCACCTCTTCACTGGCGATAAGAACTACCTCATTACACAACTTCGTTTCCACATCTTCAGCCCACTCTAACGCAAGATTAGTGTAGTCAACGATAGATGCCCCCATGTGCATATCACCAATAAAGTATTTACCGGGTAACATACCGGTACTCTCTACAATCGGACGGTTAGCAATATGCTTAACACCATTGACAACCTTGATAATGCCAAGGTTACGCCCAGTAGTATCCTTCTCTGATTCCATCGCATTAACATCTGATGGATTGAGAGTAATAGCATTGGGATAATACTGTGCATAGGTCATCACAGCAAATGCCGTCTTAATAACATCTTCCGAGTTAGGAGCTTCAATACTTTGGAAGAATGAGTTATTGACAGTAAATGTCATATTTGCAATGGCTGTTTCCTCACCGGCAAAAGCAACACCTTTCAACAAGATTTGACGGTCATTCATCTTGATAATAGGATTCGCTTTGTTCAAATCTGTCACAACAGCAGCATTGGCAAATGTAATAACCATACCATTGAGCATCAGATCGTACGGCTTTGTGAATTCAACAATTGTGTCTTTACCCCCATTATGGCTTTCGACAGACTTCACACTACCGGCTTCTCCCTTAATGATAGTATCTTTGATGATACTTTCAACTGGAAGTACTCCAGTGTGATTAGTAATGCCTAACAGGTTCTCACCGTTCCCATCACCAAATAACATGTTCCAATCTTCAGCAAGCCATACAGCTTCCGGTAGCATATTCAGAATATAACTTCTGATGAAAACACGACTCTTCAACATACGCTTAGAAATTCTGATATGGGTACCAAGTCGTTTCGTACCTGTCTGAATTTCCTTCATTTTAATGCTTGATTCCGGTAAACGACCGTTTTCAGTAACGTACCGTGCATTCCTGTCGAAGTCATACACTTGTGTAAAGGCGAGCTGCGTATATGTAGGATCACCCTGCAAAGTCGTAATGACATTACGCATATGAATCTTCTGATTACTTACCTGGCTAACAACACGGTTCTGCTGTTGGGTAATCATGATTTCACCACTGTAATTGTCGGTCATGGATACAATATCTTTCAAACTGAATCCCTCAAAGGAACCTGTTTTACGGCTGTGACCGGCTGCAAACTCCTTGAACTTCTCACTATCAAGCATTTCGCTCAATTTCTCGTCGAACTTATTGATAGTATCCATAGATAAGCCTTTTTGCTTCATTTTTTCAATGCTTTCTCCAAGACTCTTAACCTGGCCAACAAGTGTTTCATTGTCTTTAATCAGTTGAGCAAACTTCTCACCGTCATAAGACTTCAATAAGTTATTAATATCTCCAAACTGTTTAGTCACATCATCAGGCGTAACAACTCCTTCCAATGATTTGTTTACGACTTCACACATCATGCCGACGATGTTTTCCATGAATGTTTTTTGTTCTGCCGGCAGACCATCTGTTTTCAGATTAAAATCTGATACTGTAAATTTTTTAAGCATAAAATTTAAATTTTAAGTTATTTATTCTCGAAACAACTATTCAAACTCTTGAAATCGAATAAAGTGCCATTATCAGCGGCTTTAGACGTTACTTCATCGTTACCATTTTCTCCGTCATTCTTTTCTTGAGTGTCAACAGACGGCTCATTCTTTCCGGTAGTATCTTCAGAAGTGCTTTGTAGAATAGTATTCGAACGATATACTTTTCCCCAACAATGGGGACATCTTACATAATTCATAAGATCCTGCAAACTCTTTTGAGTGAATTCTTTCTCCTCTGCCTTTACAGAATCAATAAGAGAAATTACTTGAGTTCTAATCTCTGGAGTGAGCTTCTCCATTTCTTCTCTTACGATGTCCTGCGTTATCCATCTCTGATAATCGGCAGCGTAATCTAATACCTGTTGCGCAAAGGTATGCTCCGTTTCTGCATCATAATCAAATTGATAACCACAATGAGGACATGAGACAACGGTACCACCGTTGAGGCTCTTTAGCAATAAACTTAATTCCATATCGTAACCTTTTAAACGTTCATCACTATATCCATGCTGCAAGAACGCTTTTCGGACGAAATCAACAGCTTCCTTTACTTGATCGGCAGTAGCTGATTTAATATTCACAAGGAATGTTTGAGGATTACTTCCCCAACTTGTCAATGTAGAATATTCCATCATACGCCATTCAAGCACTTTACAAGGATCAGTCAAATCCCTTTTGATAGCTTTTACTCCGATAGAGTGTTCAAGGGTTCTTCCATTCTCTGCAAACAGCTTATAATCAGCTAAGGTGTCACGACCAATCTGTTTTTCAAGATTCAACTGGCCAACCATAACTAAATTACCCTCTGTTTCCTTACCACTCAATGGAACCCCCAACAATTGATCCGGACGGTGATTCAAGAACCAACGCATACGACCAATATTTTCCTTTAAAGTCTTGTTGAATGATCCGGGCATGGATACGTCTTTCTGTGAGTCCTTCACACCGATACCGTTCACCGCGACGGTAACGATACCCTTCTCATCAACATCATTTGCCTTTGTCTTGTACTGAAGGCTTTTGATTTTCTCTTCCATTTTCAACTTCACTTTTTGTGTTAAGACTAAATATTTGTTTAACTATCTCTCGTTCCTGGTCCGACATTTCAAATAATGTTTTGTCGAACATAGGTTCTTCAAATTTACTTTCACCGATTTGCGCCCTCCAATCATTGTAAGTTATCAATCCACTAAGGAACTGGTCTTTGCACCGGCTATTGATATTGGTCTTTACCTCTTCGGCTTCTTTCAATCCCTCTTGCAGACAATCCACATCGGAGAAATCACAATCCAAATAATATCCGCTTGATTCAAGTCCTAAAAATTGAGTAAACTCACGACAGAACTGTTTCGCAAATGGAATGATAACAGAGCTATAAACACTCTTCTCTGCTGTAGATTGATTGCTAAAAGTAGACTGGTCTTTGCGAGGAACTAACACAGCAGGAATACCATAAGCACCTGAAATACTAATTGCATCAGCAAGTGTTTCCTCAAACGGTTGCAATTCTGCAATAGTGAGATTGGTACGTACAAAACTCAATGGAATATCAGACAGCCCATATGGTAACTGGTCCTTACCTACTCCGAACTTACCGAAATGTTGTTGCAAAATTTCTTTCTTCTCATTATCAGTCATGGCAATGGGCCCGGATTCATCTTGTTTCATATTGATAAGAAATCCTAAGCCACCTCGTTTTACATAAATTACATTACGGGCTTCATATACAGCAATAAGGTTCGATATCGGTTTCATTTGTGACATAAGACGGCTTTGAGATTTCATAAATCCAAATCCGGAATAATAACTCACACACCCGTCTCTATCATGCCATACCTGATAAGCAGGAATATTCATTGTGCTCAAAGCGCCATAATTTAAACGATAACCTCTAATAATATCTTCTTGATCAGCTATACCAAACAATGGAATATTACTACCTAAAACAGGCAAGACTTCCATTGCATCAGCAGGAAGTACCCAGTAGTTAGAGCAATAACGCCATTTTTCTACATCAGTAAAACTATCAGACATTGCAGCACGTGTGAAACTATTGCCAAGACACAGTTTATATACGAAATGTTGATAGACATTTTGTTTCCATGTCATTAAACAATTAGGTCTAAGAAGTATCTGATTCAGATTCTTATTAGCCCAAACAACACTATCGTCCTTAACTTTCTTAAACTGAAAGTTAGCACTGGAAATACGAGAAGCGATGTAGTCAATTGGAAAAAAAACTTCCGGTACAGACTGAAAAAGCGTAAGAAAATTTTGAGAGCAAATATATGGAGAAGAAAATAACTCTTCAACAGTTATCTTTTTCCCTTCTGGAAGCTTCTTCTCTTCAACAGTCTCACTTACGACTTCTACATTAGTATCCTGTACAGTCTCTTCCTCTGACTTAGATTTTTTACGAAACCAACTCATTTATTTCTTATTTGAAACAAATGTAGGAATATGAATAATCGGTTTCTCAAAACACTAAAATCTTGAAAAATAAGAAATGTGTGAATTCAGTTATAACAAACTATATAACAACAAATTAAGCAGCAGATGATTCGGGAAACGATTTTATTATATGATATGCAAGACCGCTTAAAATAATGCTTGCACTTTTATTCTCACTATTTATGTTATAGTCCATCAGGTTAGTAATGAAATCACTGTAATCTTGAGATTCCTCTAACATCTTTGGTGATAGCAAAAAGTTATTTCTTATAAAATCAGAGGTAGCAGCTATTCGCTTATCCACGTCGGCAAACTCTTTCTTTACTCTTATTTCTGTATCTTTCACAAGTTCCCTCAACTCACGTACAGTCTGATAATAGGCAGATGAGCATTCAAAGAGACACGTATTAGCGTTGTGCTCTAAACATGCGGTCTTAATTTCCTCTATGGAAGATGTTTCTCTAAACAAGGCATCAATTAAATGCCACTTACCACCACAACGGGATACCTGAACAAGAACAAATGTGCCATCTACATTCGGCATGACATAAACAAGCCGCTGCGAGTAGACATTTTGTGCTTCCGGATTAAAGAAATCAAGCATACCCTTACCACCATAGAGATTTCTTTTTCGCCGGTTACTAAATTCTGTGTACTGTTCATTGCATAAATCTACTACAACATACCGGAATGTGTCGGATAGGTGCCCGTGTTCCTCGTAGCTCTGCAAAGTAGTTTTGTTCTTCACCTTAGTTTTGAGAATAGCACCGTTGGCGTCTTTCTGCACACTCATGTAATCCTCGATAGACACCGAACATGATTCGTCGATGTATATCTCTATGCCAGGAACAGTACAATCAAAGATAGCATTGATAAACTCACCGGTCATGGCAACACTTGGATTCTTATTGCCTACTTTATCCTCAATCTCAAATCCTTCTTTCTGTAAAGTGTCTATGAACAAGTCCATCCAGGAACGTTTCTCGTCATCAAAACTATTAGCGGATTTCGTTGAGGCGTCACCGTGTACGTATAGTTTGTCAGAGTATTGAATGGATTTCAGATACTTAGCTACGAGTTTAGAAGATTTCTTCACTGTGTTGTTCGGGCTTTCGGCGCATGTCTCATGAAACTGCCAAACTTTGGTACCGGTAGCGAAATCTACTTGCCAGTACGACACACTGATATAAGGCAGTACATTGTTATCGACTGATATATGAATAGGCAGCCCCGGGACATATTTATGTTCACCGGAATGTTTGCCACGATTGAAGGAACCGAAGAACTCGCTACCGGTACGAATAACACCCCACTCTCCCAATGCGTACACATTATAATAATCCGGATCGTGAACCCTATCATATTCAAAGTCGGCCACACATTGCTCATCATAGAAACCATACGTACCGTCAGGACTACCGACCACCCAAAAATTATTCAGGTAGGTAGATTGGATAATAACTGTATTTGAGTCCTGTTCCTCGATTTGCTTTGTACGAGGATTAAGTATTTGCCGAGGCGCATTCTTCTTTACGGATTTAACCTTAGTAAGTTCTTCCGGTAACTCTTTACCGGCAATAGTTACAGACATCGGCACATCATGCCATTTGTCTTTGTCTATGAACTCTTTCTTTATCCAGTGGCTCTCACTGATCGGGTTAAAGGTACAAATAATCTGCTGGCCTTTCTTACCACGCAAACGCTTACGTAGCTGCTTGAAATCCGGATGCTCGAACTCTGACCATTCCTCTAACTGAACACGCTTATAGTTGGAGATACCTTTTATCTTCTCCGGATCGTCAAGACCGGAGAAATCTATCTTAGCTCCATTAACCAGACATTTAATAGTATTCTGTTGGAACTTGAACAAATGGGATATGCCAAGACCGGCCGCAGCGACTTTATAATCTTCATAAATGGTTTTGAGTATAGAAGCTCCTACCTTACGCATGACAAGAGTGTTCTCACCGTCCTGTAATGTCTGTATCAGTATAGTTTGTGCAACACTGTACGATTTACCGGAAGATGAGCCACCATACAAGATAATGAAACGGATAGTCTCATCATTCAAGTACTTCAATAGATAGAATCCATTCGGATTTAGCTTCTTATAATTTATAACCATATTGTTCTAAAAGTAAGGTTTCTCCGCAGGGAAAATACAGGATTTTGCAGTTCAAATTGTTCTATTCTTCCGAATCTCCATTTTCATCAAAGCCGATACGAAGTTCACCGATTTTATTTCCCTCACCACCTTTGATGTTAACATTCTTATCAGCTTCCCAACCATTCCAGGCACCAAGTATCCGGGCAGCTTCTGTCTTACCGTTGAACTCATAGGTAACTTCTCCTCTCTTATTCTGTATCTTCTTCAATGCGTTACGGGCACGTTTGGGAAGTTGGGAAGGAGTTCTCATTTTTGTTTTCCCGGTTGCGGGGTCAACAAAATGAAGATCATCGGGATCGGCAAGCACTATATCCATTAGCACCTTCTCAACAGTTTTCCTCTCTACTTCAGACTCTTTCGCTCTCTGCGCCTTAATCTCATTTATCCTTGTACTGACCTTGCTATTTGCTAATAGTCTACTGGCAGCACTCCAAATCGTTTCAGGCTTCATGTTGGCAGTATTATAAGACATTCGATATGCTTCACTTGCATTACCTTCTGTATCAACGTAATATTTACAGAATTTCTCTTGCTTAAATGTTAATGTTCTATCTTCATTTCCCATATCAATGATTGTTTATTCCTACGAGAAAAAGAAGCTGCTCACTGTCTTTCAATAACTCATAGGTGGCAAGTAATGTACTGCCAGTTGTTAGTATGTCATCGTACACTATTATCTTCTTTTCCCTTATCGGACGAAGAAGAAAGAATTCCGGGTTCAATCTATCTTTAGTCAGGCATTGAATTGCATTCTCATAGAATGGTATTTTCACCGCCCCCGCTATTTTCGCGCAGATAGAGGTTGCAAAATGAAAGCCCTCGTAGTGTCTCCGTCGCGGTGTGGTGACTATACACCATCCTTCGTATCCCCCTACAATAAAACGGTGGAGAAACTCACACGCTCTCTCTGCAAAGAATGATGCGAGTTCCTCCGACTGTTTGATTTCTGAAAAGCTGGTACCAGTCTTGGAACGGGCGAACTGGGAGATGTAATAGATATCACCCTTTTTATGAAGTGATACCTTTTCTTTCAGATCACATAACCGTTCCTGATGAGACCAGCTCTTACATTTCACCGCTTCCGGCTTATCCCAGTCATCAATACGACATATCTTTCCCTTTCCTTTCATCAAAGATCTTCTTTACTCCGTCCTCGACAGATGTGTAAGACAAAGGTACTAAATAGATATCCCGGTTCACCGACTGCTCCAAATTGTCAAAATCCCGTTTTTCATTAATTAGCTCAATTCCAAGCAGTTTATAGTATTTTACTAAAGTAGCAAAATACATCGTAGTCACCGGTTGTACATTACAGATGTTGATTAGCTGACGGTTACATCCTATCGCATAGATAAGACCTTCGACAACATCATCCATATAAGTAAAGCACCGGATATTCTGACCGCAATTGTATAATGACACCTTTTCCTCATTAAGCAGGAACCAGAGAAGAGTTCTTTCACGTGGGTTTGGTGAATATACATTATGCAGTCGGCATCCGGTAGCAGTCTTACAATAGACAGATGCGTACTGCTCATCAAAATACTTACTTATTCCATACATGGAAGTAGTATTCTCCGGATTCGCTGTTGACGAACTGGCATACACTAACTTTACATGATACTGGTTACAGGCATCAGCAACTCGCATGAAGGTATCAATGTTATCTTTCCTGATTTGTTCCAGGTTTCCATTAAACACGCTTGTTTGTGCCGCTAAATGGAACACACAATCAATATCCTCATTCTTTAGATACTCGCATACTTTCGTAGCTTCAGTACCGCACTTTCGGTCAAGTCCTATGACTTCAATACCTCTTTTTACTAATTCTCGGCAAAGGGCTTTACCTATAAAACCCTCACTGCCAGTTACAATCATTTTTCTCATCATCACAAAAAAATAAAGGTGTATCGAATAAACAATACACCAAAGGTTCAACAATTATATAAATTTCAGTTCTTATTATTACAATCTTTCCTTACCTTTGCAATATGAATAAAGACAGAAAAAGAGTTCTGATAATAGGTAACGGATTTGACCTTTGTTTAGGCAGAAAGACTTCATACAAGGACTTTTGCCAATCTGAATTTTGTCCTAAAGACTACCCATCTCCTTTAATCAAACATTTAAATGACAAATGGAACGATAATTTAGATGCTGTAAAATGGTATGATTTGGAGAATGAGTTATACAATTATTATATAAGAATCAAAAACAATAATGGGCAAATAATAGACCTATACAACGATAAAGAAAGGAACGTTTTAGAACAAATTCAAGCAAATGGACCAGTCACAGAATTTTATGAATGTATAAAATCTAATGTAGACATTGTTAATAATCTGTTAAAAAACGGAATATTAATCTTGCCACGCTTTTCTTGTTATATCAGTTTCTCGCATGAAGATATATTAAATCCTCCTATTGAACGAGACCAAAAAGCCTTACAACTCATAAAAAATGGATTAATACAATATCTCATAAAAGTGCAACAAGAAACTATTAACGAAAATTCTATAGCTGCAATTGTCGCAAGAGCATTTATGCAGAATAAATCAAATGATCAAATTGTCATATATTCTTTTAACTACACGAGTTTTAGTGAAGTAGCTCCTAATTCCAGTTTTGCAATGGAGTTTAATGATACAATAAACTATGTACATGGATGTATCTTAGATGGAAATATTATATTAGGAACAAAAGATGAGAAAATTGCTCATAACTATGACTTCATACAAAAATCATTTGATTCTCAGTATAATCCTCCTGCTATGGTATATGATTTAATGGATGCTGATGATATTACAATATTTGGGCATTCATTAGGCATAAATGACAGCCAATATTTTAAAGCCTTTTTTGAAAGGCAATCTTCATCTACTAATCCTCAAAAGAAGAATATTACAATATTCACTAAAGACGCAAAATCAGAAATTGAGATAAAACGCTCACTACAAGAAATGACAAACTGGAATTTGACATCTTTATATGGATTGAATAATCTCCAAATAATTAAAACAGATGAATGTGCCAATACCCCAACCCTATTAAGAAAGTACATCAAAATGTATGTTGATAATGATGAAGATATTGGAAATATAATCCACAGCTAACCACTATGTTCGCAATAGATTATTATATCCTATTTATTTCATTACTATATACATTTGGAGATTTCATCATTTTTTTGTTTATTTGCAAAAACATCTAATAATATGAAACGATTCATAAACATTACCATATCTGTAATAACGCTCTTGGCTTTAATCATCATTTTAGTTATTGGGTTAGATATACAAAGTCTCAAATTAGGTTCATTTACAAATGCTCAAAATATAAATAGCATATTAATTAATTTATCATATAGTTATATCGCTGGAGCTTTTTTTTACTTTTTGGTAACAACTATACCTTTCTATTTGAGAAAAAGAAAAATTAATCTTGTCATCAAAGATAGAATAAATATTATTTCAAAAGGTACACAAACGATCATCTTTGCATATGATCCATCATCAATCAATTTAACGATTGAGCAAATTGAAAATGTGAATTTGGATAGAAATAATGAAAATGATTTATTGAATCTTTTTAAAAGATCAACGATTTTTGATATTTCAAATGTTGCGAAACAAGTTTTGCCAGAAACAAATACTAAAATTTTATTCACAATAAATCAATCATTGCAAATAATTGATAAAGCTATTGATGAAACACTTAACTATTTAGATTATCTTTCTGAAGAACAAATTATCCTATTGAATAATATAAAGAATTCAGCATTTAAGAATACGGTTTCTTCATCTACTGACAACGAATTTTATAAATATATGTTTAACCAGCCTCAAGTCGTTGATACTTTAGCAAAAGATTTCATTGTATTCTGGAAAGATGTAAAAAAACTAAATAGTATATCAAAATAATCAATATTATCTTTCAGGTATATTTTAATTATCTCTTTATCGATTTAAATAATAATTACATTTAAATCCTTTTCTTGGTGAGAAGTCTGCAAAATCGCAGGTCTTAAATATCTGATGCTTGTTAGCCCATTGTGCAATATCCTTTTCATATAAAGTAGGTTTGCGGTTATTATTAAAGTCCCGGTATGGCTGTACAAAAGGAGAAATTCCTAACTCTTTAAGCCTATTTAATCGATACATATCCTGTTCTACTGTAGAGTTAAAACCTACTAAGACATAACAAGACAAATTACGAGGCTTGATATATTTAGTAACTTCTCTCAACTTTTCTGTAAGGTCAATCTCCGGTAAATCCCATGCAATATGGATTCTTCTTTTCAATTTCAGCTTACTCAAATAAAATGCTTGCTCCTCATTCATGATCCTGACATCAACACCATGTAAATTGACCATCTGATTTTTCTTTTGCAGATAATTAATGGCATCTCTCCATTCGGGATTTGCAAAAAAATTGTTATCTAACACCTCGATCCATTCTCCTTTAGGATTCAACTCAACTGGTTCTACTGCCCGGATATATCCTTCTTTTTCACGAACCAAACAAAACGGACATTTACGGATGCAGCCCCGGCTAAAGAACTGAATAGAGAAAGGATACTGGGGATAAATGGAGTAATCCATCAACAAACTGTTTTCCACATCATCAGAAAGCCTGCTTGCAATGTCATACCCAGTACCGCCTTTCTCTATAATATCAGCTTGTAAGGTCAAGTAATTAAAATCAGGAGTGAAAGTAAATACTTTGCTTGCCATTACTTTATCATATTGACTGAAAGGGGTAGCCCATTCCACTTGGTCACCTCTCGCCTTATGATATGCAGATGCACGCATAAGAGCGAAGTTAGGGAAGTGATGACCGTCTACATCTACAATTCCAATGTTCATCATTTTTCTTATGAGAATTATTTATTCCGATTATTATATCTCCAAGCTCTGATAAACCACTTTGTTAATTCCCAAAGAACTCGTGGAGAAAATATAATCTTTCTAATTACATAGAATGGTATTATAGTTTCCATTGCTACGTAGTAGTTATCTTTAAACTTTCTATGCCTTGTACACGATTCTGCTAATTTCTTCTGGTTTAAATCAACCCAGCCATGATAATGTACACCGATAAAATTTTTGTGTAACCAAAATTCGGATAGTCTTTTTCGGTTCTTACAATCAGTTTGACATATAAAAAATCCCCATCCCATAATCATTCCTTTCTTATCTTGTTAGTCATTAATCAATAGTTCTAATTCAATTAATAATTCCCGTTTCGCCCAACGTCTTGCACGCATATTAGCAAGTTGATCTGTTCGTCGTTTGGCTTTCTTTGAAGCACGGGTATTGTAGGTATAATTGGGAAATTTATCATGACCAGGACAACATCCAAAATCCTGTCTTTTTATGCCTTCTTTCCTCATTCTTTTTCTTGTATTAAAAAATAACCTCTGTAAATTCATATGAACTAAGTGCATTTTCCAAACTATCGAAAGAGTCAAATTCTCTTTTAATGCGTCCAAACTGATATGAATACACTTCTTCACCTCGTTTACGCTCCATGCTAATAATATATCTGAAACCATCTTCCCGTGTAACTGTAACAGGATAACCTTCTGTTATATTATCAATTATCTTTTGTTCGTTTAAAATCACTTTATTCATAATTCCAAGTTATTGGTTTGACCCTTAATTCTTTACATCTATAAAGGTAATCGTTGTTGACAATTTTAACAAACAGAAACTTCGCCATTTTAACGCCATTTTCATTCGGTCTTTTTCTTCAACAATTCAAGTACAATTCTTTCCCCTTCTTTCATTCCATCATTCCATCAATGTACCCTTTTGCACGTTCACCGGCATTATATACTATAAAAGAGAGGATCAACAGAAACAGTCCGAGCGAACGATGCCAGTACGGAAGCTGAACTGTAAACGGTTTGATTGTTATAGACAAATGCCCTACATATAGCAGGAACACAAGCAAAATCACACATGAAACAATTGTTGTTTTCATATTAATCTGTAAATAAATTAAGTTGAGTTGTAAACTCGGGTTTATAAATTCTAAATTTACGCTTAAAGAAAGTCTCAAAGGCTGTTACAATTTCAGAGATGGTATTATCAGCAATGCCTAATAATTTATCATCGGCAACTATAAGAGACAAAGCCTTGTCAAGAGTCATTTTCTTCTCAATAAACAGGGAATACACCAAATATCTACGGGTATATTCCCCAACCTTGAGTGACTCAACTTCTTCAGGAGTGGCCTTTCTCTTATACAATACTTTATACCAATGTGTTTCAGCAGTACGAGCACGTTTTTGTCTCGGTAACAAGTCATAAAACACGGCAATTTCATTCTTTTGGATACACTTATGTTTTTGACGAACACCATACATCACATAAGGAGTATTCCAATCTGGATGAGTCTTTCGATATTCAAGCTCCAGCTCTCGATCAATAAGATCCTGCTCAAAATCCTGTTTCATTAACCATTCTTCAAACCAAGCAGCATATGCTTCTTCTCGATCATAATAATCTTTTCCATTTATACATAAGGGTATCATAATAACTATTTTTGTTGCATTTCACGTTTAAATCTTTCCTCTAAATCAAAAATGGTTTCTCCACTATTACGCCGATAAGGCCTATCAGTGTTTAGCTGAAGTTCTTTTAGCTTTTTCCAATACCATGGAAGGTACAAATACATATTCTTCAACTCCTTCAAGTTCTTATTTCCACAACACCAGCAACTCACACGATCAAGCAGTTCATATAGCCTTACTCCATCCTCATGCCAAACAAATCCTTTTGTGTAACAATACTGAAGCGCATCTGCTTCAGTAATGCCCCAATCACGAAGTGGTAAAACCCGATTAGGCCGATTTTCCTTTTCAAAGCGATGGGTCTCATCGGCAGCAATACCGACATAATCAATTCCATCTTTTGTGTGATCTTTCAACGCACGAAGTTTTTCACTCGTTCCCCACCGGCATGTTCCCCCACACCAACTATATCCTTTTTTATGGATAATATTGGTCCCTCTTTTCTTAACCGGTCTCTCAAACATAGTCCAAAGAAAAGGTTGCTCCGGATGCAGTTCTGTATATTTAATGCCATGTTTTTTAAGAATTGGGAGAACAGCGTTGCGAGTATTATAAATTGCCCGAAACTCCATACCAGTATCATAGAAAACGACCTCATCCAACTGATACCCCTTTTCTATTAACATAAAAAGCATTGCTAAAGAATCCTTACCAAAACTAACTGAAGCATAATATTTCATACAAGAAATTTATTATTAGGTAAGTCCTTTTTTTTGCTTTGCCCTCTCGCTATTAACCTGTGACATACACATACGGCACCATGACGACAAACAGCGGTATTTCTTTCCATGCGAAGTAATCGTATTTACGTAAAACCGATTGAGATAGAAATAATGCCCGCAATGGGTACATTTTTTCATCTCTCTACCACCTGCATCAAACTTTCTATTTCGAGGTTTACGACGAATAAGAGTACATCCCTTACAATAATTATCTTCACCACGATATCGCCGACAATGAGAGAGGGATTTCACACCACATTTCGCAAAGGCCACGCAGTCAACACGTACAGATGAATGTGCACTCATAACTTTCTCTCCTTAACAAACTTAGTTAGTACACGGAAAATAACTTCTGTATTTTCAAACATAAGCCATTCCTTTGCCACATTCCAAGCAATGCTCATAAATGGATTGAAGTTATCTTTTTTAACCGTATGGTGAGATAAACGCCCCTCTGTGGGCTTCAAACCTTTATCGTGCAGAATACAAAGACCATTCTCGAAGAAAGCACAATACTCTTTGCCTACAACGGGCTGAATCATAGGTATAATCGAAGTGGTAACACCTAATAACATTCCGGCAGCCCATTGAGTTAAAGCTAATCTATCAGAATATCCGGCATCAATAATCTTCTCAATATCATCTGGGGTTCCTAAACATGGTGTATTACATTGCTGTTTACAAATACTACATGAACATTGTACAGGCACACGACCTGAAGCCCTCATTACCCTTTGTAATGAGGTTTCTCTTGATAATTCTCCCATAACTGTATTGTTTGAGGTAGTTCAAAGACTATTAAATATCTCCCCACAGCTTTACTGCAAGGTCATAATTCTTTTGAGCTTCGTTTACATCTTTCTTAGCATAAGTTAAAGTGTAAGAGTGCATACGTGGATACTTCCCAGATTTAACACCTTCATGATACTCTTTTGCGACCTCTAATTTATGTTCATAGAAATCTATGCTTTCAGGCATTGACAAATTTATGGTATTAGCTCTTTTATCCCAATATTCTGCTTTACTTTCGTGTTCTGCTGCTTTTTCGTCAAACTGAACACTTTTACCCATATTGTTCCAAGCATCGTCTATCGCTTTTCTATGTCGCTTTTCGCTATGATGTCCTACTTTTATAGGTTCACCAAGGGAAAGAAAATCTTTATCTTTGTTGGACTTATTATAGTATTCATTACTTCTCTGTACAGCAGATGCAGCCCACTCCCTGCGACGTTCTGCTCGTCGCTTCGCCCATTCTTGAGCATTAAAGCCGTCAGCTCTAACAATGGAGTAATAGTAAAATCCATCTTTTTCGAAGATTAAATTAAATACTATACTTTCGTTCTCCTTACCGTACTTAGTAGTGACTTCGATAGTTTCACCTTTTTCGTGTTTCTCATCACACTTTGCCAAGAATACATTTGGCGCAAATTTGTAATACGTATTCATTTTCTCTTAAATTAAATTGGTTTGACTTATATAAACGATGAAACCACGACCAAGTAGCTGTGGTCTCATCATTAAATTACTTCGGTTAATCGGTAGATATCAAATCATCGAACAAGCCAGGAACACGAGGCTGTAATGCTTTGTACTCTTCTCTGAAGAATTCTTCTTTGGTCCTCCCTTGTTTCTTCCCCTTTCTAGTATGCACATCGAATGTATAAGCTGGAATAGGAATAGGATAACGCCTAACTTCATCTATCCATTTTTCTATGTCAACATCTCTTCTGTCATAAATGAAGTTCTGCAAATGATCTGCATCCCGGTTCTTCCTACATTCACAAAGAAGAATAACCGCCTTGCTGACAAATATCCGCCCCTTTGGTTCGGTAGCATTCTTATTTACAAGCTCATGACCTTGCCACAATGCTTCTATTTCTTTCGTAATGATACCGAAACAATCTTCTGCACTAATGGTATATAGACGCTTCCACACATAGTCGCGGTATCCACTCGCCCATAATTCCAAGGCAAAAAAGCCGGCTACCCCGGTATCGGCTCGCCGGATCGCTTTTTGCATTGCAGAACTCACCTCAAAGAAATCATATCCGCAAACTGTTCTAATTATCATAATTCTAATTTAATGGTTTGACTTTTAATTGATTACATCAGTAAATTTAGCTAAAAAAGACGGATATAGCAAACAGAATGAACGCCATTTAAACGCCTTTTTTACAGACTATTAGAACTTGAATTTGCAGGATATGTTATACTGTACAAGCTGCTTCGTCTTATCCTTTCCATTATTCGTCGCACTCTTGAGCTGGATACTATCCCCGAAGTTCTTTTTGATGAAAAGAATAGATTTGCGCTCTTCTTCCTGATTCCTGATCGAAGCAAGCCCACCAGCGTTCACAAATGTGCTCTTTTGCTCAAAATTATAACGCAGATCGGTTAAAATCTTACGCTCTTTGTACTTCATATAACAGGAAATCCAAAAATCTTCTTTCAAACGTATCTCTTCATTCCACCAAGTATTCTTGTTATAGATTACTCCATAACTGCAACCGGTTATCATTTTAGAGAGAGAAAGAAAGCCAGTTTCGTCGTACATCACAGGTGATATTCGAGAAGTGAAGCCGAAAAGATGAACATCCATCATACCAGCCATCTCAAATAATGACTGAATGATATT